ACAATTGACCCAGGCGCACCAGAAAGCGTTTATGAGGTTAAGAGCCGCAGAAATGATAATCAACAAACTATTGTGAATGTTCCAGAGCCAACAGTTAATGTTGCTGCTCCTAATGTAACTGTTGAATCTCCAACAGTTCAGGTAACTAACACCATTGAGCGCAAGCGAGTTCGCAAGAAGGTTAAGCGTGATAAGCAAGGCCGTATTGATGAAATCGTTGAGGAGTTTATGGAGGCTGATGAATAATGCCAACAGGCCTTAGCAGTTATCTAGCAAATAAGTTTCTTGATGCAGTTGGAAATGCAACCGCTTACTCAGCCACTGATGTTTATGTAAAACTTCATATTGGCGATCCTGGTGCAAACGGCACTGCAAATGCTGCTACTGAAACAACTCGTAAATCAGTTTCATTCAGCGCAGCCTCAGCAGGTGGCTTAACTTCAGATGCAGATTTATCCTGGGAAAGTATCGCAGGTTCAGAGGATGCTACATTCTTTACAGTTTGGGATAATCTAAGCGCAGGCAATTTCCTGTTTTCAGGAACTGTTGCTGGCAATGCCTACACTGCTGGAGATACCTTTACAATCCCAAGCGGTTCATTAACAGTTTCTCTTACTTTAGCGAGTTAATAAGTGGCTGAGTTTGTTCTAAATTCATCACAATTAGATGTTGATGTTTTAGGGCCGATTACTTTCGCAACAGCAACGGCAAATCTAGGTTCATCCACTGCCAACGCCAATGCGGAAATAACAAATCTAGTTTCAGCCTCAGCGCCATTAGGCGGATTATCTGCCAGCGCAGTTATTCCAACGGGTGAGGTAATTTTTGGGTCTATTGGTCAGCCAAATTATATTCAACCTAATTTCCCTAAGATTATTGAGCCTGAGCAAATAACAGTTTCAATAAAAACCGCAACTGCTAGCACAAAACTTGGCAAGTTATCAAGTCAATCAATCTCTCAAATTGATTTTTCTATTCTTGATGATGATGCTGAAGTTTTACTCTTAGTTTAGGAAATCAATGCCATATTTAATATCTGATACGCAAAGTGATTGCACTGGCTGGGCAACTGTTAAAGAAGAATCAGATGGTTCTTATACAACTATCGGCTGCCATACTTCAAAGCAAGATGCAATAGATCAAATGGTTGCAGTTTCAATTGCTGAGGGATTAGAGCCAGGTGGTGAAGTAAACACTAGAGCAGTTGATTTAAGTGTTCCATCCTTTATTCAAGAAAACGCAAAGCGTGGATTGAAGTTTTATGAGGAAGGTTTTGGCGGAGATGGATTAGTTCCAGCCACCATTGCAGCAGCGAGAGATTTGGCTGCTGGAAAAGTAACAGAACCAAAAGTTAGAAAGATGGCTCCCTGGTTTGCTCGCCATCAAGTTGATGGTAAGGCACCTAAAAATAATGATCCATCCGATCCAGGTTATCCAGGAGCAGGCTTAGTTGCCTGGCTTCTTTGGGGTGGGGATAGCAATTTTTCAGATAGAGCGCAGAAATGGGCGCAACGCAAAATTGATGCTCTGAATGCAGAAGCAGAATCAAGGAGAGAAATGAAAAAGATTGAACGCCGCACCTATGTAGTTAAAGATGTGCAAGCAAGATCAGCAGAGGATGGCACAATGCGCCTTGCTGGTTATGCAGCAGTTTTTAATGAATCAAGTGTTCCGCTACCATTTAAAGAATCAATTGCACCAGGAGCATTTCGCAAAACATTAAGTGAAACTCCAGATGTGCGCTTACTTATTAATCACGAAGGTTTGCCACTAGCACGATCAAAGAATGGCACGCTAACACTTACTGAGGATGATCGTGGATTATATTTTGAAGCGGAGTTAGCCGATACAACTGAGGCCCGTGATATTTACAAACTGGTAGAGCGTGGCGATGTAGATCAAATGAGTTTTGCATTCCGAGTTATTCGCCAAAAGTGGAGCGAGGATCGCAGCCGTAGAGTTTTAACTGAGGTTTCATTAGCCGATGGAGATGTTTCAGTTGTTACCTATCCAGCCTACCCAACTACAAAGGTTGAGGCTAGAGAAAAACTTGCTAAAGCCCTTGAGGCAGCAAAGTCAGGGCGAGATGTTAGCCCAGAGGATATGCTAATTTTACAAAGTATATTTTCTGACCTAGATGAAGGCCATGAATATATTATGAGAGCCTTTGAGGTTATGTCTAGTTATTTAGACCAAGATTCATCTACCTATAAAGATGATGAAGATGATAATGATGTGCGTGCCGTTGATGTAGTCGGAGATTTTGTAGAGTGGGATTCAAGCGGAGGCACTGCTAGAGGCAGGATTGAGCATGTAATGCGAGAGGGAGTTCTTGGAATTCCTGATTCTGATTTTAGTATTGAGGCTGAGGAAGGCGATCCAGCAATTCTAATTAGAATTTATAGAGAATTGCGTGATGGATATGTTGCAACTGAAACTTTAGTTGGTCATAAATCAAGCGAACTTCGCAGCATTCCACCTCTTAAAGAACCAACAGATGAGGCGAGCCGTAAGATTTCATTACGCCTAGCGCAAGCAATAATAAACAACACAAAATAAATTTCTGTTGTAAAAATACAGCAGATGAAGTCGGAGCGAACTGCACACCCTTTAGCGCCGTGCAAGGTATCGCCACCACCTCAATTTTCAACTAACCAAGGAGTTAAATTAATGTCTTACCTAGACAAAGTAATTGAACGCCGTGATGCAGTGAAGGCAGAGATGGATGCAGTTCTTGAGGCAGTAGCCGCAGAGAATCGCACCGATCTAACTGCTGAGGAAACAACTAAAGTAGATGCTCTAGTTGAAGAATCACGCTCACTAGATTCAAAGATTGAAAACCTAAAGACCCAGGCAGATGCAGATGCAAAGGTTGCTGAAGTTCGTGCAGCAGTTGCAGATGTAGCAATGCCAAAGGTTGGCGGTGCAAAGGTAACCCGTGAGGAGCGTACCTATACACCAAATTCAGGAGCATCATTTATTAAAGATGCTTTCAACGCACAATTCAAATCTGATTTCAGTGCATCAGATCGCCTTGCTCGCCACATGCGTGAGGAAGAAGTTGAGCGCCGTGATGGAACAACTGCAAACTTTGAAGGTTTAGTAGTTCCACAATACTTAACTGATCTTGCAGCACCTCTTGCCCGTGCAGGTCGCCCAACAGCAGACTTCGCAACAAACAAGATGGCACTTCCAGCATCTGGCATGACTTTAAACATCAGCCGTATGACTACTGGAACATCAACTGCAATTCAACAAACACAGGCAACTGATGTTTCTGAAACTGATGCTGACGATACACTGCTAACTATCAATGTTCGCACAATCGCAGGCCAGCAAGATTTATCACGCCAAGCAATTGAGCGTGGAACAGGTATTGATTCCTTCGTAATTGGTGATTTAATCCGTTCATGGCACACAACATTGAATTCACAAATCATCAATGGTGCAGGAACAAATGGAACTATCAAGGGTATCCGCAACTCAGGTGGAAATGCAATTACATTTACAGCAACAACTCCTACGGTGGCGTTGCTTTATCCTAAGTTGGCAGATGCTCTACAACAAGTACAGAGCAATGTTTTCACAACTCCAACTGCTTGGATTATGCACCCACGCCGCCTAGCATTCTTGCTAGCAGGCGTTGATGGTTCAAATCGTCCTCTAGTAGTTCCAGCAGCAAACGGCCCAATGAACGCCGTTGCAGCAGGAGCAGGAGTTGCTCAATACGGCAACTCAGGTTACCAACTACTTGGATTACCAATCATTGCAGATGCTTCAGTAGCAACAAACTACGGCACTGGAACCAACCAAGATGAAATCTACTTAGTTGATGCCCGTGAGATGCACCTTTGGGAGCAACCAGGATCACCATTCTCACTTCGTTTCGAAGCGACAAATGCTGGTTCATTAACTGTAAAAAGCGTTGTTTACGGCTACGCCGCATTCACCGCAGAGCGCTATCCATTAGCCGCTTCAATCATTAGCGGAACTGGCTTAGCAGCACCATCGTTCTAACTAGAACGAATTAAGAACTGTTTAGGCGACTTAACCTCCCCCGATTAAGTCGCCTAAACTCCCAAATAGTTCGGGGGAACTATGAAAATTGCACATAAAGTAACAATAGGCTCTTGCGATTCAGGCCAAGTTAATGGATCGTTTGCTTACACATTAATCCAATTAGCCCAATCAAGATCATCAAGATTAGGGCCATTTGTTAGGGTTAAAGGTTCAGGATTACTTTCTAAGATTCGTAATCAAATAGTTAAACAATTTTTAGATAACACA